TTCAACAAGCATCTTGATGATGCCAAGGCAGCCAAGCCCGATGCGGAGTGGAGGGCTGGAGGCAGGCGCTCGAAGGCCTACCCCAACAAGGAAGACGAGTCGTGGTGGCGCGTTGAAGGCCCACAACTGGTGCATAACTACGCCGTGTGGCGTGATGCTTACCCCAATATGCGTATCTGGCGCACTCCCCAGGGCACACCTGCTATCGAACTCGCCATCAACCTTGAGATTTCCGAAGGCGTATACCTCAAGTGCTTCATCGATCGAGTCTTTGAGGACTCCCAGACCGGCGACCTCATCATCGTTGACCTCAAGACCGGGAAGACTCCGTCCAACTCTCTCCAGCTCGCCATCTATAGGCTCGCCATCTTCGACCAGTTCGGGATCGACATCCCTAGGGGTGCCTACTGGATGGCACGCGAAGGAACCTTAGACACCATCCACAATCTCAACATCCTCCCCATCGAGACCGTCAGACGCTGGTGCGTCGATGTCTACGACCAGATCCATGCCGGCAAGTACGTGCCCAACCTGTCGCAAGCGTGCGGCTACTGCGATGTGCGTGACCATTGCTACGCATGGAACCCAGCTTTAACCCCTGATAGTTACATGGCACTACCGATAGTAGAAAGGGAAACAAGTGAGTGATTCCGCTCAAATGATGCAAGCGTCCTTCAAGACTGCGAAGGGCACGTTGATTAACGCTAAGGGCGACTCTGAAGAGTCGTTCCGCATGAGTGTGGCTGTGATTCACGACCACATTCAGGAGATCCTTGATCTGGAACAGAAGATCGCTGCCGCCGGGAACGTTGTGGCTTCCGGCATGACGGGTGCTACTCCTCCCCCACCACCGCCTCCGTCGAGTGATTCCTTCGGTGGATCGTTTACCGATGCGGCAGTTCCTTCCTGTAAGCACGGCCCCCGCGTACCTATCTCAAAGGTTGGGACGGATGGAAAGCCGTACAAGGGATGGTTCTGCTCAGCCCCGAAGGACACGCCCAAAGCGGATAAGTGCAAGAACAACTATGCAACCCAGGGCACTCCTGAGTGGAACAACTTTCCCGTCTAATGAGAAAGCTTGAGCGCGTCGTTCGTCAGATCGACCGAAACACCGCCGTTGTTCCGCTCCCCTTTGCCTCGTGGAGTGAGAATAACGTCAGCCTGCGTCGTGGTGAGGTCAGCATGATTGCTGGCCCACCCGGCGCGGGTAAGTCCACCCTCGCCTTGGCTATCGCCCTGCGCTCACAAGTGCCGACGCTGTATGCGTCGTGTGACAGCCACGAGTCCACGATGGCTTTGCGTTTGATCTCCATGATCGGTGACCTCCCTCAGCTTGAGGTTGAGCAGCACATGCAAAACCCGCAATGGGCCAGCGAGATGATCTCCAGTCAGGGCAAGCACATCAGTTGGATGATGGACTCCAACCCCGCTATCGCTGATCTAGAAGATCAGATCGAGCTTTATCGCCTGCTCAAAGGCAGCGACCCACAACTTGTCATTCTTGATAACGCCGTCGACTTCACCCACGACACCGGAGACGAGTTCTCCTCGCTCCGATCTCTCATGCGTGAGATTAAGTGGTGGAGTCGGGACACGGGCGCAGCATTCCTCGTGCTGCACCACACAAGTGAGGCGGCTGAATCCAATCCGTGTCCTCCACGCTCTGCCTTGCACGGGAAGATCGCGCAGATTCCGTCGATGATTATGACGATTGCCCCCGCACCGCACTACATGATGATGTGCGCGGTCAAGAATCGTTACGGCCCCGCTGACCCGTCAGGTCGCAAGGCCTTCTACATGGAGTACGACCCCGCTCGCATGCTCATCAGGGATGCCAAGTGAGTAGCCAGAAGTACAACAAGGTCAAGGGCAGCCGCTTTGAGAGCGATATTTCCGACCATCTGAATGAGTCGGGGATGAAGGCTCGTCGTTTGCCTCGCGCTGGCAACCGTGACATTGGTGATGTCGAACTGACGGTGAGCAAGGACGTAACGCTCGTGATTGAGGCCAAGAATTGCAAGAAGCAGGAGATGGCTGAGTGGCTACGTGAGGCCGACATAGAAGCGTGCAACCACGAGATGAAGTTCGGTGTGCCCACCATCGGTGCTGTCGTTACGAAGACCCGCAACAAGAGCATAGGTGAGGCGCGGGTCACGTTGACCTTGGATCAGTTGGTCAACCTGTTGAGGTGGAACGGGCTGGGATGAGCAGCTGGACGCACCGTCAAGACACCCGCCAAGGCGATATGGCCCACGGGATCACGTTCTATATGTGGGAACGGGACGGTGAGCAGGTACGTGGTGAGTGGTCAGGGCAAGGAGTCAAGAGCCTCGTCGATGGGCGCTGCAGCCTGACCCTTGCGACTAACCAGTACAGGTACGGCAACGAGCTGATCGCACAGATCTACACCAAGGAACTTCCCTGCATTAAGGAACGACAAGCCGATGGGTACACGCGAGTTCAGGTGTACCTCGGTCAAGCAGATCTATCTACAGCAAACGCACTAGAACAAATCGCACAGGAGATAAGGAGAATCAACGGTGAGTGAGTGGGCTGAGCAGGCCGTGTGTAGAAGCGTCGATCCCGATATGTGGTTCCCCGACGAGGGTATGAACAACAGGTGGAATCCAGTCTTCAAGATATGTGCCAGTTGTCCCGTTCGTGCTGAGTGCCTACGCGAAGCATTCGACCTTGATATGCAATACGGGATCTGGGGTGGAACGACAGCCAACAAGCGCAGCAAGATCAAGTGGCGTAGGCGGGGAATGGCAGACCGTGACCGCATCATCAAGCGACTACTGGGTGAACTCGATGACGCTATCGAAAACATGGATGTGCAGAAGCGTGAGACGTATGAGCGTCTAATGCAGGCGAAGGCTGAATATCAAAAGGGTCAGGCTGCATGAACTTCGACATTGTCCCGGTGCTGGAGAACTACGGCTTCAAGATCCCGATGGGGAAACGTGGCTGGTTCACCGTGAAGTGCATGGCGCATGACGATCATGTGGCTTCATGCCGGGTCAATACCGATGAAGGACTTGTCGCATGCATGGCGTGCGACCTGAAAGGCAACGCAATATCAGTCGTGAAATACATGGACGGAGTGGACTACAAAGATGCTGTCAGACGATGCCAGGAACTTACTGGAAGACGCAACCCAGGCATACGAGAGTCAGATCAGAGAAATAGGCCACTATCTAGACGCTCGAGGAATAACTCAAAGCATGGCGGCTTCGTTTCGCCTCGGCTACGTGAAGGATCCCGTGGTCGGACATGAGGACTACCGCAACCGCCTCGCTATCCCCTATGACACGCCGTCGGGTGTCGTGGACATTCGCTTCCGCTCTGTGGTCGATGACGGACAGCCGAAGTACCTGTCCCGAGCTGGCGCACAACAACTCATCTATAACGTCAAAGCCTTTGAGATTGACAGTTCGGTGATCGCTGTGTGCGAGGGGGAACTCGACACGATGTGTGCATCCACGGTCATACCGGCTGTCGGACTGCCCGGTGCCAAGGGCTGGAAGCGGTTCTACTGGAGAGCCTTTCAGGACTACAGCCGGGTGTACGTCTTGTGTGACGGAGACGCAGCCGGCAAGGAACTTGGTAGAGCTATTGCGACTGCCGTTGATACGGCTGTTGTCATTCCGATGCCCGACAGCATGGACGTTAACGACGTTTACTTATCAGAAGGGAGTGACGGGTTATGCAAACGCATGGGCTTGGCGTGATGGCTGCCGTTCTTGGTGTTGTCGCAGTCGCGTGCCTCGTTGCCTACTGGATATGGGTCGAGGTCGATGAGCGTAGATGGCGCAGGTATGAGCGGGAGCTAGGGAGGAACAGGTGAATGTTGAATCAACAGGACTGGGAGAGCATCCTGCTCTCTCTGAATTCCTTGGGAATACGGATCGAAAGCCACAACAGGCAGACAGGGAAGATCGTGCTGGCGGTATACCCATTGCCCCGGCACAACACCCCGAATACGGGATGACCGTCGAGCAGCTGGCTGAGTCACAGCGCAGGTTCACGAACTACGCACGCCTGCGCCTGCAGGGCACGGGGTCTCGTGAGTACTCCTACGGCAACAAGCAGGCCTTTGAGGACATGGATCCGCACCGCCTCATCAATGAGATGCGGGACGAACTGGCTGATGCCGTCAACTACTTGACCTTTCTGGACATCAAGTTGGCCCGGTGGAAACACGAGATTGAGGAGAGGGCATGAAGACGATTGTCGTTATCAGCGACCTTCAAATCCCGTTTGAGTCGAAGCGTGCGGTCAATGCGGTCGCGCAATTCATTGAGGAATACAAGCCAGACGATGTGATCTCAGTAGGCGACGAGAGCGACCTCGCTCCCATATCCCGCTACAGCCTCAACACCCGATCCATGTACGAGGGTGACCTCAGCAAGGAGCGTGACCGTGTGGTCGAAGTTCTGCGCATGTTGCAGGTCAAGCACATCACTCGGTCGAACCACTTGGATCGCTGGTTCGCTGCACTCGCACGGGTGCCAGCGTTCGAAACGATCCCAGAGATGCGGCTCGAGGAGTTCTACAAGTTCGATGAACTAGGCATCACGTATCACCAAGAGCCGTGGTCGCCAGCTCCTGGCTGGCTCCTGATGCACGGCGACGAGGGCAGCATGTCATCGATCGCAGGGCAGACAGCATTGAACCTCGCTATCAAGCGAGCAGGAAAGAGTGTGGTCTGTGGACACACGCATCGTCAGGGCATCGCCAGCCACACGTTCACATACCTAGGTGACAAGAAGCCAAGGACTCTGACCGGGTTTGAGGTCGGCACATTGGCTGACTTCAACTCCCCCGGCATGCGCTACGCGAAGTTCAAGAACTGGCAGATGGGCTTCGGGATGTTGTACGTCGAAGGCAAGCACGTAACGCCCGTCCCCATTCCCATCAGCAACAAGTCATTCACCGTTGAGGGTGTCCTGTACAACTTTTAATCGATTGGAGCATTTCCCCCGTGAATGAGGTAATTGATTTCACCTCTCAAGAAATGAAGCTATCCCGACAGGGAGCCTTGTCAGCCGCACGAAGCGCACGGGGGCTTGTATCTGCCGACGATCTGGTGCAGGAGGCTGCACTCTGGATGATCCAGCACTACGACAAGGTCTCTCATTGGAGGACACAGGGTCGTCACGGTGAGAACAAACTGCGGAATGCCTGCCGGCAACGGTGCTTGACAGTCGTAGCCAAAGAGCGTCGAGTCAAGTCAGGCTTGATGAAGGGTGACTCTTTCTACTACTCAGCGCAGATAATCCGCGAAGTGTTGCCAGATATCTGGGATGAGGACGACTGGAATGGTGGTGGTGTGCGGTACAGCGCAGACATCAAGGCACCTACCCGGCCCAGCGAGGGGAACAACCGGCTCGCCATGATTGCTGACATCAGGTCAGCGTTCTACTCATTGAAGAAGACCGAGCAGCAATTGCTCGAGGCCTTGTATCGGGATGGTGGACTGGACGTAGAGATTGTCGCTGTCAGTTTGGATGTGCATCCCCGCACGGTGAAACGTCGTGAGGCTCGCGTGGTGGACAAGATGGT